CAATAAGACCAAAATCTTTAATTGCATCCCAATCCCCCTCTTTTGTTGGCTCTTTGATTTGTTGTGGTTGTTCTAATAGAACAGCTTTGTATTGGCTACCTTCTGGTATTAATCTTTGTCCTTCTTCTGTTTGCCATGCTTCTAAGGCATCAGAACCAATAGATGACATATATGGGCAAGGGGTTCCACTCATTATCATGGCATCAAAAACACGATAGTCTTGACACAAAATACTAATAGCCGCGACCTTCATTTGCATACTATAGGCGCTACGCGCTAATTTAATTCTTTCGCAATTAAGGTCGGTTATTGTAGTGCCACCAGATGCACCAATATAAGGTAGTTGAATTGCACCAACACTAGATGTCTTACATACATCACTATTCATAATATTGACCGCAGGGGAGTTAGCAGTAGGGGGTGTATTATTAACAACTGTAGAACTAACAGTATTCGTTTCTGCTTTGACTTGTGTACAGATTAAAAGAGTAAAAAGAACTATTACGAAGCAAGATGTAAGATAGATAAACCAATCATTTTTCATTAGGGTTTAGAAGGAAAAACTACTGCATTTACTTCATCAACAGTAGTTAAATCATTGGTAATATCTCTTAATTCTTGTCGGTAATTTTTAAAACCTGTGGAAAGTGTTGTACCTTTTTCTTTAGCCATAATTACTTCCCAATCACTACTAGCTAATAAACTATTTCTTTTGGCTCTTAAATTTGCCATAGCCCTATCAAAAGCACCATCTGCCCATGCTTGTTCTTCAGCATCTCTAGCGGCTTCTTCTTCAGCAGTTAGTTGTATTTGTTCACCATTTACTAATTTATATCTTGGCATTTTTTAATCCTTTCTGGTTTTATAATATATCCTAAGTTGTAAGTCCATATAAAGATATTGTTCCTGCATCTATATTCCCAGATGACATTTTAAAACTAATTCCGTTTATAGCACTTGTAGTATTAAAATATCCTGCCGTATATAAATCATTACTCGTATCACTAGCATGATATACATTCATTCCACTCATAAAATGTTTAACATAAATAGTAGAACTTGGATTGTATAACCACAATTCACCACTAGAACTTTGGTCATTGTCAATTCCTAAAGAATGTGAAAATAATTGATATCCACTACCTTGTGCTTGGTCAAAACTAGCATTATACGATAATGAAGTAAAAGTATCAGCTTCATCATGATATGCTTGAAAAAATGTTGAAGTAATTGTTGTATTATAATTACTCCCCCCATCTGAACTTCCTTGAAATGTTAAATCAGTATCATCAATACTTGCGTGAATATTCTTAAACACAAACTTATATGCTTTATAGGTACTATCTAAAACAACACCACTACTGCCATTAACAAAAGATAAAGAATTACTATATGATGCAGTTAAAGTTTTAATTAAAACTAATGAGCCAGTTGAAATACCTGTCACAGTGCCTGTAAAATCCCAATCCAAATCTGTTTTGATTGATTTACTATCGTGTTTTAATACTGCCATTATGCTATCCCATACATTGTTATTGTTCCGTCATCTACATTTCCATTTAAACTACCAGACGCACTAAAACCAAATCTAATTGCATCTATTGCTGATGTGGTATTGAAATACCCTGCACCATAATTATCACCTTGTAAGTCATTATTTCCTAGTCTTGCTACCCTACCCATAAAATGTTTAACATAGGTTGTTGAACTAGGATTGAATAACCATAATTCACCAGAACAAGAACTATCAGCATTTGTTCCATCAATAGAATGAGAAAGTGAAATTTCATTAGTGCTTTGTGCTAAATCATAACTACCATTATAAGCAAGTCCAGAATTGCTATCATCTTCTTTGTGATATGCTTCAAAATATGTTGATGTTGTAGTCACTCCATAACTACTTCCATTATTGGTACTGCCTTGAAAACCAAAAATTCTATTATCAATAGAAGGGTGCATATTAATAAATTTAAATAAATAAGTTCTATAAGTGCTATCAATTCCTGTAAATGAAATAGAAGAACTAGCACTTGCAGTTTGTGATAAAATCTTAACCATACTTCCTGCTTCCACTCCACTAATAGTTCCTGTAAAGGCATAAGTATCTGTAAGGTCATATCCTCTTGGTGGTACTTTAATAAAACTCATTTAGATACTCCAAATAGTTGAATAGTTCCTGCATCTATGTATCCACTAACCATTTTAAAATCTATACCATTGATAGCTGATGTAGTATTGAAATATCCTGCTACATTATAATCAATACTAAAATCAGTCCATTCATTCATATTAATTCTACTTATAAAATGTTTTACATAGGTTGTGCTAGAGGGATTATATAATTTTAATATACCACTAGCATTTTGGTCATTATCATTTCCTAAACTATATCCTAAGTTTTGATATGCTGTTGATTGTGCTAAATCTGTACTTGATGTATAATCTAATGTTGTGGCAGTATCGCTTTCATCATGGTATGCTTGAAAAAAAGTTGTGGTTTTAGTGACATTATAATTACTTCCCCCATCAGTGCTTCCATTAAATAGTAATGTGTTTGCATCACTAGAAGGGTGAATATTATTAAAAATAAACCAATACTCATCATAGGTATTATCTATTCCTGTGGTAAATGAGATTGATGATGAACTAGATGCAGTTTGAGTAGAGATAAGATTTAATGCACCACCACTAGCTAAAGTGACATCACCTGTAAATGTGTAGTTGGCAGTTAAGTCTAGGCTTTCTGCTTTGCATTTGACAAGAGCCATAGATTACCTCAAATCCCAAATGCTTCTTTGATTTCTTCTGTTGTTAAACCTAGTGCTTCAAGTTTAGATTTTGCTGATGCTAATTTTGTTTCTTTATCAGTAGCTTCTTGAGTTGCAACATTTTCTAATCTTGTTGCTTCAGCAATAATATCTTCTTTACTAATTGGTGTTGTACCTTCTAACCAAGTAATATTATCTAAATCCTCAGTTGCGTTCATTTCTTCATCAAAAGACACAGGGTAACTACATTTAGCATTAGGATTTAAACTTAATATCGCTTTCATATATTTATTTGACATTTTATGTATCTCCTAATCTAGTAAAAATAACTGTAGATGATAAATTATCTGCATATAATGTAAGACTTGAACCACTAAAAAATCTTGAAAATTTTACTTTATGTGTTGATGTATCTGTAACATCAAAAATGTAGTGTATGTAACCAGTTGAGTGAGTATTATTAGACTGTAAATAATCAACGAAAAAATTCGTTTGAGTTTTTACTGAATAACTTGAATTATCTGTTGTTGTCATAACATATCCCGCAACTTGTCTATGGTGGTCGCCATTATCAAATACAGATAAAGTCAGTTTAATTTCATAATATCCTGTAGAGGGAAAAGTAAAAACACCACTTGATTGTGTCATTTGTGCAGAACCAGTTAAACCATCTACAAAACTCGGGCTACTAAAATCTAATTGTGAACTATAAGAAGTTGTGTCGTTTGAAGGAAATAGTTTCCACTGTTCAGCAACATCAATACCACCTGCACTAGCCCAAGATAAAGCACCACTTCCGTCAGTCTTTAAAAACTCATCTGCGTTTCCGTCAGTTGTTGGAAAAGTTAAAGTATAACTAGCACCTGCACTATGAGCAGGGGATTTTAATTTAATACCATGACTGTTTTGTGAACAGTTAAGCTGAAGTGTTCCGTCAGTAGTTCCGTCACCTTTAATCTGTAAACCTGCGGCACTTGATGTTGAAACAAAGTTTGCTTTTGCATCAGTCACAGTTCCGTCACTAGGTGTACCAATGTCTAAAACATTTCCGTAAACAATAATGAAGTCAATACTATCTGATGATGTTAAAGCACTAGAAAATGTGATGGTGCTACCGCTGATTGTAAAAGAAGTGTTCGGTGACTGGATTACCCCATTCAGTGATACCAACATATGTAAAGCACTCTCTGGTTGAAAGTTTACTCCACCATGTTGCATTGTATAAGAAGCAGTTGCACTAGTTGTTATTGCATCTAGCTTAATAAAATTTCCAACTGTCGGTGTCTTCCCTATATAACTCATAATCCGAATGTATCCTTTATTTCTTCAATAGTTAAACCTAAATCTTGAAGTTTTTGTTTAGCTGATGCTTTATTGTTTTCTTGTGTTGTCTTTTCTTGTTCTAGTGATGTTTTTTCAGATTGAATTTTCGACCAACTATAATTTGTAGGTATTTCAATAATATCACCATTACTATCATAAAAAATAATAGATGATTTATATTCCTTCTCGGTTGTTGGATTATCTGGGTATTGCCAAGAACAAGTATCTGAATTTTTTATTTTTATGCTTTTTAATATTGTATTTAAATCCATTTTATCCTGCTATTTCCATTAAAGTAAATGCTGATTTATAATTACTAATTCCAATTTTCCAATTAGGATTTCCGTCATAATTACCTACTGATATTCCAACATGAAAAGAGCCTGTGGTTGAAGGGGAATGTAAAGCATTAAAAACTAAAACTTGATGTTCCTCAATAGCACCAGATGTATCATTATAACCATAAGAGCCATATCTAACTTGTTGTATATCCGTACTTCCTGCTGATGGATTAGAGCCATTGTTTACTCTCAACTTAAAATGTGCATTTCTTGCTGCTGAATTACTATCTTCAATTTGAACTCCGCCACTAAAAAGAATTAAAACTTTTGAAGATGTCGCTGAAGGAGTAATTTGTGCAAAATAACCAGAAATAATAGCATCTGCACCTGCTGTTCCATTTTGTGTAGTATTAAATTCTGTGTTAACTACTTGTAAAACCTTACCCCCACCTGCACCTGTGACTGTGCCTGTAAAAGCATAGGTATCAGTCAAATCCATACTTTCTGCTATGATTTTATTAAAAGGCATTATACTACTTCCTTTATTGCTTTTATTTCATCATCAGTCAAACCTAATTCTTTAAGTTTGGTTATAGCTGAAGTTTTATCATTATTTTGTTTTGTTTGAGCATCATCATAATCACTTTGCATTTTTGCTAGTCCGTCAATACATTCTTGTTCTGTTGGTTTTGTTTTTGAACTGTCGTGAATGATTAAGTTTGCATAAGTTTTTTCGTTAGGATTACTAAATCCAAACCATTGTCCTTCGTGTAATAATGCTAAATATTGTTCTAATGTTTCTGGTCTTATCATTATGTATCCCCTAATCTAATAAATGTCATTTGTGTATATCCTTGAGTTGCATCATTATCAAAAATAGAAGAATTATCTGAATCATAACGAAAAAGCACTTTTACTTGACTTGTATCTGTCACATCAATAACAGCTTGTGTAAAAGCTGAAAAATGTGAAGCACCATAAGCAGTATCATTATTGGCAAAACTAAAATTAGAATAATTAGAGCCACCATCTGTTGTAGTTCTAATTGAACAACCTACAAAATTTGATGCTTGACTATTTCCTCTACCTATTGCTTTCATGGTCACATAATAAATTCCTGTTGAGGGAAAAGTAAAAACTCCACTAGATTCAGTCATTCCTGTACCAATTCCACCATAACCATCTCCACTAAATCTAGCTAAGTTTGATGTAATATCAGTTGGTGAATTAAGCGTAAAGCTGCTTGTCACTCTCCAATGGTCTACCATTGTAATACCATTGGTAGATGCAACTGAGGAAAAAGATAATGTACCACTACCATTTGTAGTAAGTGCTTGACCACTTGTTCCTTCAGATAAATTTAATTCTGTGACACCCACAGAGTTTGCTGAAGGTTGTTGTGTTCCAAATACTTTATTTAAATAATGAACTTCAACGATATCTGAACTGACAAGAGTACCACCGAGAGTTAATGTTTTATTGCCTGTTCCACCTACAGAATAGTTTGTGCTATCCTGTTTAACAAAATTAACAAATACAATGATATCGTTTTTGGATGAAATTTCGTGAGTTAATGTGACAGTCGTTCCTGTGGTGGAGGTAAATCTGTCAACTAATCCTGTGGTAAAAGTATCTTTTGGTGCTGTTCCAATGTAAGACAATTTATACCCCTTATGTAATTTCTAATATACTTAGTGTTGCGTCTATTTTTGCAGCCACAGAACAATCAATCTTAATAATATCAGTTGCTTGAACTACTACTTTTCCGCCTGTTAATAATTCCAATGAACTACCTGCAGGGATAACTACATCTTTAGCTAGTAAAACTGTTTCGTTTGTTTCAGTATCAGAAGTATCAGAAACTAATTGTACATCAGCAGTCACAGATGTTGTGTGGATATTACATAAAACTAAACCGATAACTACAGTTGTAGTAGCACTTGGCACTGTATATAAAGTTAAAGGTGTACCTGCGCTTGTAGGCATTGCTCCGTTTGTTTTTACTTTAAATGTATTTGCCATTCTTCCTCTATCCTAGTGCAATCGCCAAAGGCAATGCGTTTGGGTCGGTTTCTGAAATTGTTCCTGTCACCGACATTGTACTTGTAATCGCATTTGAAGAAATATTTAACTGTAATATTTCAACATTATCTGTTCCGTCATTCATCTTTAATTTAAGAACGCCAGATGTTGCTGTATCTACCCATAGCGTACCTGCCACCGCAGTTGCAGGTGCTGATGTTCCAGAATGTGTAGAATTTTGTGCGGCTAATGTAGAATTTAAATTACTTCTAAAAGTACCAAAAGCAACATTATCAATAGTTATTTGTGAAACTTGCGACATTAGTTATTTAATACCCTATAATCATGCAGATTTCAACCCATAACCATTAGCTTGATAATCAAAAATTCTTGAGATAGCAGAATTTGAACTATTATAGAAAGTTAAATCAAAACCTGTTGTGCTTTTATTGGTGACTACAAAATAATCACCTGTTGCCATGTTCTGTCCTGTCACATTTACATTTGGATTTGCGTAGAAAGGATTTGTAAAAGTCACATTGTATGTTCCTGCACCGCTAGTTAAATCATCCCCTGTTTCTTGTCTATTCTGTAAATTTAAAGATACTGTTAAACCTTTTACTAAGGCTCTGGATTGATTATTTAAAGAAATTAATCTTGCTCTAAATTTAAAAAACTTACCTCTA